AGCTTTTTTCAATGCAAACCCTGAATCTCAAAGGTGAATATTGGTGGCTCGTAAGGCGAGGTCAGATAGCACATCTGAGATGACCAGGATCGTTAGCCAGTCTGGCCGGACGATCGTCTGCCCGGAGCACATCGCCCTTGAGGATGGCGACAAGCCATTCTTCACAAACATCATTGCAGAGTTCGCGTTCAGTGAATGGACGGCACATCAGCTTGAGCTCGCTGCCATGTTGGCGCGCTCGCTGCACGATCTCCACCGTGAGCAAATCTTGTTGCGCCAGGAAGGTGAAATTGCAAGTTCCATCAGAGGAACTCCGTGTGTGAATCCGCGCCGTTCAGTTGTGCAAATGCTAGCTGGTACCGTGCTCAACTTTCGCCGATCGTTGGCACTTAACGCGCGCGCGGCACCAGACTACAGAGATGTCATGAAAGGCCGTCGTCAGTCTAAACAAATCGAGGCCAACGCCAAGAAAGTTGACTCGTCTGATTTGATCGCACGCCCAAGCTGATGACACGTGGCCAGAAGAACATTGCCTTCATTGAGGCTTATTGTAGGGTGCCGGAAGGCAAACTGGTCGGAAAGCCTCTGAAGCTCCTCAAGTTCCAGAAGAAATTCATAATCGACGTTTACGATAACAAGGTGCCAACTTCTCGGGCCTATCTCTCGATTGCCAGAAAGAATGGCAAGACAGTTCTGATTGCGGCGTTGGTTCTTTGCCATGTTGTTGGGCCGGAAGCCCGCCAGAACAGTCAGGTGATTTCTGGGGCACGGTCACGCGATCAAGCCTCTTTGGTCTTCAAGGCTGCAGAGAAGATGGTCCGACTAAATCCTGATCTCGAAGGCATCATCAAAATCACACCAAGCCACAAGCAGTTGACTGGTCTTTTGATGAACGTTGAGTATCGGGCGATCTCAGCGGAAGCAGGAACCGCACACGGGCTCAGTCCTGTCGTTGCGATCCTGGATGAAGTTGGGCAGGTCAAAGGTCCATTGGACGCTTTTATTGAGGCAATTGAAACTGCACAAGGCGCGCACGACGATCCGCTGTTGATAGCGATCTCGACGCAGGCACCGACAGACGCGGATTTGTTCTCTGTTTGGCTGGCGGACGCTGAGTCATCTGGTGATCCGACGATCGTCAGTCACGTTTACGCCGCGCCAGAAGACTGCAAGCTAGATGACCGAAAAGCTTGGGCTGCAGCCAACCCAGCTCTTGGGAAATTCCGATCGAAGGTTGATTTGGAGAACTTCTGCCGTCGCGCCATGCGCCAGCCTTCTGCTGAGAATAGCTTTCGCTGGTTATACCTGAACCAGATGGTTGAATCTGAAACGCCGTTTGTCAGCCGGTCCGTTTGGCAGCGTTGCGGCACTGCTCCGGCTCCGATTGCAGACAATGAAGTTTATGGTGCGTTGGATTTGTCCAGTGTCAACGACCTGACGGCGAAAATATACGTGAGCAAGGCCAATGATGTCTGGAATGTGCACCCAACATTCTGGCTTCCTGCTGCTGGGTTGAGAGAGAAGTCAATTGCAGACAGAGTTCCGTACGATATTTGGGCGAAACAAGGGGACTTGCTCACAACTCCAGGGAAGACGGTTGATTATGAATTCGTCGCGCACAATCTTTATGAAGATTTTCAGCGCATGAACATAGTCAAGGTTGCTTTTGACAGGTGGAATTGGAAGCATTTGAAGCCATGGCTGGCACGGGCAGGATTTGAAGATGAGCAATTGGACGGCGACCACGCGGTGTTTGAGCCTATGGGCCAAGGATATCAGTCAATGTCTCCTGCACTTCGGGAACTTGAAAGTGTCTTGTTGGATCAGAATCTAGCTCATGGCGATCATCCCGTTCTTTCGATGTGTGCGGCCAACGCAATTGTGACGACTGACCCGGCGGGGAATAGAAAATTGGACAAGGCGAAGGCTCGTGGACGGATTGATGGTCTTGTGGCGCTGGCTATGGCGATGAGTGTTGCGGCGACGAGCGAACTGATGCAGACGGCCGTATCGCCTTGGGATGATCCTGAATTCAAAATGGTGGCAGCCTGATGGGAATTATGGAACGGCTTGGCATCACAGGCGAGAAGCGTGAGACTATTGAAAACCCGCAGGTGCCGATCTCCAATCGTAATATCTTGAAATTCTTTGGTCTTGAAGACACATCCCTAACTGGGGAGACCGTTAGCGTTGAAAGTGCGCTAGGCATCCCGGCTGTCTGGGCGGCGGTCAACTTTCTTAGCGGGATGTTTGCCGGCCTGCCGTTGCAGGTGTTCAAGAAAGTTGGTGATGATCGGGTAAAGGTGAAGGGCGGAATCAATTCGATTCTTCACGATAACGTAAACGATCAGATGTCGTCATACGCCTGGCGAATGTACTCCTATACAAACGTTTTTACAGGCGGGCGAGCGTTCACATTCATTGAACGCAATTCCTCGAACAAGGTCACTAACCTTTGGCCGCTCGACCCTGTTAATGTGACGGTGGAGCGGAAGAATGGGCGTCTGACTTACAAACATTCGGAAGGCGGCAAGACGACAATCTATGAAGCGGCGGAAATTATCGACATTCCGTTCCTTCTAACGCATGACATGGTGAAGCATTATTCACCAATCATGACTAATCGCAATACCATCGGCTGGATTTTGTCGATGACGCGCTATGGCGCGAAGACATTTTCTAATGGTGGTGTTCCGCCGTTTGTCATTGAAGGCCCGTTCAAATCTCCTGGCGCGATCCAACGTTCTGCTGATGATCTAGCTGCGGCTGTTTTGAAGGGTGCGAAGGAAGGACGTATGGCTATAAGCCTTCCTGACGGGCACAAGATTTTACCAATCGGTTTTGATGCCGAAAAAATGCAGATGAGCGAATCGCAGCGGTTTGGCATTGAGCAGGTTGCCCGCATTTATTCGATGCCGCCAACATTCCTACAAGACCTGACACACGGGACGTTTTCCAACACGGAACAGCAAGACCTCCACATGGTCAAGCACACCGCCAAGCGGTGGATTGAACAGCTTGAAGCCGAACTGAATCTGAAGCTGTTTGGTCGCAAGAATAACAGATTGTATGTCGAGATGAATTTGGACGGATTGCTCCGGGGCGATTTCAAATCCCGAATTGAAGGCTATTCCAAGGGCATCCAGACTGCGATTCTTACTCCGAATGAAGCCCGTCGTCGTGAAAACCTTCCAGACGATCCTGAAGGAAATAAATTGTTGATCCAAGGCGCAACGGTCCCGTTGGGGTCACAGCAGCTTGAACTTATTCCAATCGAGGGGCCTGATGAGGCACCAGATGAAGAACCTGATGAGGAGCCTACCGATGACTGACCGTGAAATTCGCACGGGGCCGCCTGTTGAAATCCGCAAGGGCATGAGCCAACCCGCAGAGATACGCGAGGCTGATGATGGAATAAGCGTTTCCGGTCATGCTGCGGTGTTTGATCAGAAGGCCGATATTGCCGGATTTTTTGAGGAAGTGATCGAGCGCGGCGCTTTCACGGAGGCGATCAAGCGTGACGATGTTGTGTTCCTGATCAACCATTCCGGCCTGCCTATGGCCAGGACGGGTTCAGAGACGCTTAGGCTTTCTGAGGATAAAATCGGGCTGAAGATGGAAACGGTCCTGGACCCCGCTGACCCTGATGTTAAATCCATTGTCGGCAAGATGAAACGCGGCGATCTGGACAAAATGTCCTTTGCGTTTATCCCGGAAATTCAGGAATGGGATGACTCGGTTGATCCGCCGTTGCGGACGATTAAAAAGGCGTCGTTGATCGACGTGTCTATTGTAACGAATCCGGCTTATTCCGGAACTGATATCGGCTTGCGCAGCCTTGAAAAACATCGTGAGAAGGTGCGCAAGGAACGGAATTTTCAGGCCGCTGCCAAACGGCGACGGATGAAAATGGACCTCGCAATGAAAATGCGAGAGAACGGCAAGAGCAACCCTGTTCCTGCCTATCAAACCAAAGAGGGATGATATGCAAACGCAGCTTATTGAACTGCGCGAGAAACAGGCAAGGATTGCCACAAACGCTCGCGCAAAACTGGAAGAAATTACCGACGACACCGACGAGGCAAGGTCGGCAGAGATTGAGCGTGAATTTGACGCCATGATGGCCGATTTCGACAAGATGGAGGCGCAATGTGAGCGTCTGCGGAAGTTGATTGAAGCCGACGAAATTGCCAATGCCCCCGATCCGCGTCGCCCTGTCGGCGAAGATCGCTCGGCAAGAGGCGTAGAAGACGCCCCCGTCCTGACTTATGAGGACGTTTTCAAGCGGATGCTCTGCTATGGCGTTCAGGACTTTACGCCTGAGCAACGGGCAGTGCTCCAGTCCGGTCGTGATTCCAATGCTGAATTGCCTGCTGAGCATCGCGCTCAGTCTGTCGGCACGACGACTGCTGGCGGGTTTCTTGTCCCGGAAGGTTTTTCCGGAGAGATAGACAAGCAGATGGCGATTTGGGGTCCGATGTGGGACGCGAGCATCGTTCGTGAATTGACGACCGCTACTGGTAACGTTCTACCGTGGCCGACTGTCAACGATACTGCTAACACTGGCAGGATCAAGGCTGAGAACGCTTCGGTTGATGATGACGGTACGGATGATGTGGTGTTCGCCGAGAAAACGCTGAATGCGTATATCTATGACACGGGCATGATCCGGGTTCCGTTGGAGCTGCTGACTGACTCGTTCTTCGATATGGAAAGCCTCATCAGCGACTTGTTTGGCGAACGTCTTGGTCGCCTTGCCAATTCGCAACTGACGGTTGGTGACGGCACCGGCGATCCGAATGGCATCGTCACAGCTTCATCGCTCGGCAAGACTGCGGCTTCAGCGACGGTGTTCACGGCGGATGAGTTGATTGACCTTCTGCATTCGGTCGATCCAGCCTACCGGGCCAGCCCGAAGTGTCGTTGGCAGTTTAACGATACGACCTTGGGTGTCATCCGCAAGCTGAAGGACGGCCAGGGCAACTACCTTTGGCAGATGGGTGATGTTCGTTCTGGTGAGCCGAATATGCTTCTGGCGCATCCGTACTCCATCAACCAGGCGATGGTAAATCAGGCCACCACCACCAAGCCGATCATTTTCGGCGATCACTCTCGCTACATCGTCCGCAAGGTCAATGGCTTCACAACCATTACACTGCGTGAGCGTTATGCGGAAGCGTTCCAGATCGGCATGGTCGGTTTCAAGCGGTTCGACGGCGAGCTGCTCAATACGGCTGCGGTCAAACATCTGGTTATGGCATAAGCTGGGTTTTAATGGCCTCTGACTCAGCTTAAAAGACGGGCAACGCTACCTCCCTTGCGTTGCCCGTTCATTAAACTGAAGGAGCGAAATGATGAAAGTTAAACTCTTAACGTCACGCGGCGGGCCTGGCATCAGCCAGAACACAGGAGACATCGTTGAGGTCGATAGTGATGAGGCGAAGCGGATGTTTGAATCCATCCCTCCGCAGGCGATCCCGGTGCGATCAGAGGATGCTGTTGAGCGTGCCGTAAAGACGGGACCGCGAAAATACGTAAAAAAAGCGAAAGTTGAGGATTGATCGCATGTGGGATGGCGTCACAGTCCTGACAAAACCGACGCTTGACGCAATCACGCTTGCGGAAGCCAAGGCGTGGATGAATATCGACTACGATGACCATGATGAATTGATCACGGAAATCATTCTTGGCGCCATTGGCATGATCGACGGTCCATCCGGCATTGGCTATGCGATGATGACGCAGACTTGGAAAAAGACTTATGATCTTTTCCCGGTTTCGATTGTCCTGCCTGGTTGGCCGGTCGCGTCTGTGACATCGGTTAAATACATCGATGCTGATGGTGCAGAGCAAACGCTCGATGCTGCGAATTATCGTGTTGATCTGACGCGCGAGCCGGTGCGTGTCCATGAGGCATGGAATACATCTTGGCCGACGACGCGGTTGATTTCGTCCGCTGTTTCGATTGAATATGTACTAGGTGTCGATGATCCTATCGATGTTGATCATGCTATCCTTTCGGCGCTCAAGCAGATTGTTGCTCACCATTATGAGATGCGTGAAGCTGTGTCCCAGATGAGTCAGAATGTGGTTCCGCTCGGCGCACAGCGTATTATGACTGAATATTCCCGTGGCCGGGTTGCGGCATAATGGCTGCTGGGCGGCTCGATCGGCGCGTCTTATTTGAAACGTTGACGACTGAGCGGGATGCGTTCGGTTCCGTGGCAGAAACGTCATGGGCTGAAATCTGCACGGTCTGGGCTGAACGGGTTGACGCTTCCGACACGGAACGCTTTGGCGGTGGGGCTGAAAAAGGTTCGGCAGTATCTGTTCGCTGGCGGATAAGGTCATCTGAGGAAACAAGAGGCATCACAGCCAAGGATCGGCTGACATGTGATTCAGTCGTCCATGAAAT